CACCCACCCTCTCCCTTTTCTTTTCTCTCTTAAAACTTCTGCAAAACTTGCCGCCAACGCCAAAGCCCAGTACCTGTCCGCGTGACCGTGTTCGTTTCGATCAGCGTCGTATAAAAACCCTTTTGCCCCCGCTTTTCGCTTAATTGCGTGAATATCTGCTATAAGTAACGGGTCGTTAGGAATTTTTATAAGTTTATCCTCAAACATCTTTTTTAGATTTAGGCTCATAGCCTCTTTGCTCGTCGCCGTAAAATACACCCCTGTTGCTCTGCTTTTATACTCTCTTACCATATCCTCCGCCAAATTCATACCGATACCCGTCTTATCTATTTTTATGCTTGCGAAAATATTCGTATCCATAAACGCCCTTAAATGCGTCCTTTGCTCCGCAAAGCTCGCTTTCCTTAACACATCTAAAACGCTCAAATCATATTTTCCGCCCTCTTTTGGCTCAAGAGCGGCTAAAACGCTTGAGTCCTTAAGCCTTCCTATATCATATCCAGCCAACAGCGGCGTCCTAAATTGCGGTATTCTATAAGAGTAGGCAGTATTAACGCAAGACTTTATAAGAGATATGGAAAACAGCGCGCTCTCATCATCAATGAATTGACACTCATAAGCTGACGCCCAAGTATCGGCATCAAATAGAGCCTTCATAACTTCCAAATCAAATTTCAATCCGTCTTTTATAGCTCTGTAAATATCGACTCTGTGTCGGCTGAACATATAGTATTTGCTGTCGTTGTTCCATAGTTCGTAAAATAGAGCCTCCTCCTCAAACGGGGTAGACATAATGGTTAAGCGTCCCTGAACCGCCCCTATGGACGGCACGAATGCGTGCCACATCTTTTTAGGATTGGGATACCAAGCGAACTCGTCCATATAAACGTCGCCCGTGAAACCCTGAACGGTTCTAAAGTTATGAGCCAAAGCCTTTATCACGGCTCCGTTTGGCAGTACCTTTTCGTCCTCTTTATCTTTAACGAAAGTTATACCATACTTTGCCGCCCAAAAATTTACATAGTGTATCAAGAGCAGAGCCTGCTCTTCTGAAGCGGATAAAAATAGTTGATTGCGCCCCAAATCGTTAGCGCTGCAAAGAGCGTCCAAAGCCGCAACATAGGTAAAACCTATCTGCCTTGCCTTAAGCACCAAACGAAATTGCGATTCGTCTTTGAAAAACTCTTGCTGATAACTATAAAGCGAAGCGGACTCAGCAGCCTTTGCTCTTAAGCCATTCTCTACATTAATAACAATAAGAGGTTTAGTCGTCTTTGCTTTCTCCTCTTTGCTCTCCACTCGCTCCATATGAGCAAGAGCTTTTGATAGCATAGCAATTTTTCTGCTTACCGCCTCGGTTTGGTTTCGCTTGCTTAATATCGATAACTGCTTTTTTAGGTTCTTGATAGTCTCTTGAGTGTCTTGCTGCTCTTTTCCTTGAGCTTTCAGCCAATTAGACAATGTAAAACGGGAGAGCTTCAGCTCCTTTGCGGCGTCTGTTATAGGCACTCCTGAATTCAATAGCGCAAGCGCTCTCTCTTTTATCTTTTTACTGTATGCCATTTTTTTGCCCCAAAAATCAATTTTTGCATAAAAACAGATAATATACCAACCAAAGAGCCTTTTAAAGTTTTTAAACCTATTTTAAACCGCATTACTCGCCTTTTTCATTTACCCGTTTGATGTTCTTTTGCCACCCGAGCATTTCTCTGCCCTCATATGGAGTTATAACGCCCGCCTGAATAAGCGCAGGGATAACTTCGCTGTCATCTTTGAAGTTCGTTACGTCAAACGGTTTTAGTGTGAGTTTAACGCCCAGCTCCTCACGGAAAAATTCCTCTATCATCTCCTGTTTAGGCTTAATGCACATCTCATTATATATATGAAGCTGACCCATTAGCTCCCCAGCTCCTCCCCACCCTCCGCTGTTTACTATCCCTACAAGACGTGGGGGGGTGTTATGAGCCGCCACTATATCGTCTCTGTTAATCCCCCTCAACTTCTCAAAACTCAAATCCTTACTCTCGTTCAACTTCTCTAACCGTATTCTCGCCTCTTTACCCTCTATACTTGGCGGAGCGGACAGTATAAGCGTTCTGTGAGCGTTTTTTGTCCCCTTAAACGTAGCGCCGAAAAACTGCTCAAACGCTCTCATCTGTTCATCTGAAGGTTCGCTATTCTCAAACACGACAGCCATATCAGGCATTGCCCCATTGGCGAAAAAGACAGAGTTATAAAGGTCGATATTCTCATTTACTAAAATTGAGTTAATGCTCGCTAAGTAGTCTGGCTCCCCATAAAAACGGGACATAGGGCTGTCATAAGTAAGCCGCTTCGCTTCAATCTCTTTGTGTTGGTATAAGCCGTAAGTTTGGAAGACTTTAAACTCTTTGTTTACACGGGCTTCACGTGTAGGCAGATGATATAAAGCTCTGTATTTGGCAGTTCCCGCTGTCTCAACAAATAGATTGCCGTATATCTCAAGGTCGCGTATACATTTAACCAAAAAAGCTCTTGCGTTGCCCTGAACATATTTATCAAGGTCGCTCTCCTCCACCATACTAAGTATCCTTGCCTTAATATTGAGGCACAATCTATGATAGGTATTAGCGTAGTAGAGGTTCAGCAGTTTGCTGAAGTCAAAAAAGGGGGCAATTATACCGTTATATGTGAGCGTGTCCTCGTATATCTGCTGTCTGCTCTCAATTTTTCCCTTAATAACATACTCTTTTTCCATTTTTTTTGGCTCGCTTTTTAATTTTTTTGATTTTATTTGAAAAAAAAATGTAAGTCACTCAAGATGTGCGTATATTGAGTGACTTTATGAATTTTAATCGATAATCTTACATTAATTAAAATTTACAAAGGAGCAAAAAATGGCTAAAAGGCTAAAAGATATAAATGTAACACATATAAGTCTTGTCGCAAAAGCGGCAAACGAGCGTACATTTATCTATAAGTCCGCAGACAAAGAGCCTCTATACGATAATATCGTAAAGATAGCAAAAGTGGACGAGGAGAAGGGGCTTGTATATGGTATCGTTTATGAGGTGGAAAAAGAGGACGCTCAAGGCGACTTAGCGTCTGCTATAGAGATAGAAAAAGCGGCTCATAACTTCCTAAAGTCGCTTAATAACCGCAATGTTGACACTCAACACAATTTTAAGGGTGAAGGCGCTTGTGTGGTAGAAAGCTGGATAGTTAGGAAGGGAGATGAAATTTTTCCTGACGCAACCCCGGGAGCGTGGGCGGTAACAATTGAGCTTGAAAAAGAGGAGCTAAAAAAAGCAGTAAAAAACGGCGATTATACGGGGCTATCAATGGCAGGAACCGCTATAAGAGAGGATATTGCTATTACCGATAAAAGCCTTACCGAGACTATTAAGAGTGTTTTTGAGAACGTTCTAAAAAGTTTTAAAAGCGGTGAAAAAAGCCAAAAAGTTGATAAAGAGGCTATCGAAAAAGAGATTAGGTCAGAGCTTGAACCGATTTTAAAAGAGCGGGACGAGCTAAAAAACAGAGCCCAAAAGGCGGAAATTTTAGCGGCTGAACTAAAAAAAGAGCGTGATGAGCTAAAAACCGAACTCACCAAATCAAAACAGAATACAGAACCTGCCAATGTAGACATTAACGACGCTTTATCGATAGCAAAAGCAGCAACGGAGCTGATAAAAAAAGAGGCTGATAAAGGCAATATATTAAGCGTTGCGGACGCAGTAACGCAGCTAACAAAAAAAGAGGAGCAAAAATAATGGCAAGAAAAACAGGATTAGTATCAGCTTTTGTAGCTGGCGAAAATATAAAAGAGTTTAGGTTTGTGGGTATATCTGCGGACTTTACGGTTACGCACGCAACTGCAATTGATAACGGCGTTGCTATAGGAGTTACACTCGGAGCGGCTGACGAGGGAGAGAGCGTTGATGTCGATACAACGGGCATTGTTCAAGTTGAAGTTGGCGAAGGCGGAATAGAGGCGGGAGCCCCGATAAAACCCGATGAGGACGGTAAAGCCGTAGCTTTAGAGGAAGACGATAAAGTGTACGCTATAGCGTTGGAAGACGGCTCAGCTGGAACGATAATTTCGGCTAAATTAAGATAGAAGAGGTAAAAAAATGAAACCAGATTTTCCGTATGATGTTAACAGAACGGCAATTGCCATAGCATATAAAAACGCTGCCTATATAGCAGACTTAGTGCTGCCTCGTGTGCAAGTAGGCAAGCGCGAGTTTAAGTATAGAGTTTTTCCAATTGCAGAGGGCTTCACTATCCCAAACACCCTCTACCCAAAATATGGCAGACCGAATGAGGTAAAGTTTACTTCAGAGGAGGTAACCGAGAGCGTAAGAGACTGGGGACTTGACGATATAGTAAGCAATGATGACGTCGCAAATGCTCCTGAAAAATATGACCCTATAGCATTTTCTGTGCAAAGTTTAACCGACCTTGTAATGTTAGACCGTGAGGTAAGAGCGGCAGAGCTGTTATTCAGTCCGTCAAGTTACGCATCCGATAAAATTCAGACTTTAAGCGGTACATCGCAGTTCAGCGACTTTGCAAATTCTGATCCTTTAGGCGTTCTGATTGAGGCTATGGATACCTGTCTGATACGACCGAACACTCTAACAATTGGTCGCAAAGCGTGGTCTGTATTGATGAGACACCCAAAAATCGTAAAAGCGGTTCACGCCAACGCAGGCGACAGCGGAATAGCAAGCAGAGAGGCGGTAAAAGAACTATTAGAGTTACAGAACCTCTATATAGGAGAGAGCAGGCTAAATACGGCTAAAAAAGGGGAGGAAGTTACTCTAAAAAGAGTATGGGGGAACAATATAGCTCTTACATATATCAACCCTCTTGCAAATACCCAAAGCGGTATAACTTTCGGTTTTACCGCTACTTACGGCACAAAAGTAGCTGGTTCAGCCGATACCGATAGAGGTATAAGAGGCGCAAAGCGAGTTAGATCGGCTGAAAGCTGCGTTGAACTGATTGTAGCTAAAGAGACAGGCTTCCTGTTACAGAATGTAATAGCGTAAAAATGAAAAAGGTCTATATATCGCAGCCGATGCGCGGAAAAAGCGACCAGCAGATATTGGCTGAACGCGAAAACCTAAAGCAGAGAGCAAAAGCTAAACTTGGCGAAGTTGAATTTTTGGAGAGCTTTTTCGAGGGGGCGGAGATAACCCACCCCTTACAGTTTTTGGGAGAAGCGTTAAAACTATTAGCCACTGCTGATTATGCGATTTTTGGCGGCGGCTGGGGACAGGCGAGAGGGTGCAGAATTGAGCATCTTTGCGCCTTAGAGTATGGGATAAAAATTATATAGGAGAGAAAAATATGCCAATAGATGTAAAAGTACAAGTTGATGAGTACGCAAAAAAAGTCAAAGATGAAAACAGCGTAACGGCGGAGATTGATTTAGACGATTTATATGTAGAAACAAGCATCCGTAAAGATAACGGAGAGCTAAATGCCGCCGCTAAAAAAGAGATTGAACGCAGAGCAAAAGCTGTAACAGAGCCAAAAGATGAGGATATAGAACCTAAAAAAGAGGCTAAAAAAAGCTATATCGCTTCGCAGAATATTCTCCATAACGGCAAGCTATATAAAGCCGGTGAAGATATAAGCGGTATTGACGCCGAAAATCTAAAATCTCTTATAGCGATTAAGGCAGCGGCAGAAAAATGATAGAAGTATTGGTAGCAGATGTAAGAATGTATCACCCATTAGCGGGCGTAAAAGATGAAGAAATAATCGCTCATCTTAATAGCGCAAAACGTGATTTCGCCTTAACCTCTTTTTTGTCTGATTACGACTATAAAGAGGCGGTCTGCTATCAGACCATTATCTATGTAGCTCCAATTCTTTGGGCGGCTGGAATGAAAAACTTCCCGGGATATGAGACCATATACGCAACCGCAAAAGATTTGGACGCTTATATCGATATATGGAAAAAGAGGCTTGAGAGCGTGCTTGAACGCGGTCAATCCCAAAGCCTTAACGGTTGGGGAAGATACGGGGGTGTGTGATGATATTAGACGAACAAACGGCTATAGACATTATAAGAGAAAAAATAGATAGTGTTAATGAGAGAGCTTATGAGATATTTGTAACTGAACGAAACAGAGAAAGAGCAGGCGAATATACTGCCACCATAATAGCAAGAATAGAGCCAAGAGATATAACAGCTAAAACTTTGAGCAGAGGGCTGTTACAGCTTTTTGTTGAGGGTAAAGAGATACTTTGGAAGCGAAGTTATATATCGATTATCCCTGAGAAAAACCTTAGGGCGGTTGACTTTGTGATAGAAGCAACCATTAGTTTGGAGTAGACAAAATGAAACTGACAGAACATTTTAATAGCAGCGAATTTTCGTGTAAATGCGGGTGCGGGCTAAATAATATCAGCCTTCTTATGGTTCAAAAATTAGAGCGGGCGCGCGTTAATTCAGGCTGTAATTTTATTATAACAAGCGGAACAAGGTGCGAAAAGCATAACGCAAAAGTTGGCGGAGTAAAAAATAGCTCCCACACAAAGGGGTACGCCGCAGATATTGCGCTTAATGACAATAATAGAGTAATTATCATTTTAGCCTTGCGAAAAGAGTTTGATCGAATAGGAATAGCTAACGACTTTGTGCATGTTGACATTGACCCTTCGCTCCCAATTGCGGAATGGAGATACTAATATGAATATGTTAAGCAAAATTCTAACGGGCTTGCTATTAATTGTATTTTTTGGCTGGGGCTTGACTACGCACCTAAAAAACAAAAAGATAGATGAATTAAAAAATTTAAACTCAGGTTTAAAAGCGGAACTCGAAATTAAACTAAAAGAGAAGACAGGGTTTGAAGCGGCTATGCAGCTCCAAGACGCAAAAGTAAAAGAGCTTGAGATAGATATAGAAAAATCAAAAACCTCCCTGCAAACGCAAAACCAAGCGATAACAAAAAAATATGACGCTATTAAGGCGAGCGCGCAAACTTGCGAGGCTGAATTAATAGCCATTAAAAAAATAACGGAGGTGTTTTATGCATCAGAAAGCGATTAAAAAACATAACGGCATAAACATCAAAAAATGCTGTTTATGTGCGGGTAAGGCTTGTCTTTACGCCCTTATATCTTTAGCGGCGTATCTATTTTTAGCGCTAGTTTTATCGGGGTGCGCGCCAACACCAACAGTGATAGAAAAACCAGTGCCGTATTTAGTGCCGACAAAATGCTCTATTAACCTGCCAAACCGTCCCGAATGGACGGGAGACATTGTAGCAGATATTAAGGGTATGGCAATTTATACCGAAAAGTGTGAAGCGGTCGCTATTGAGTGCGGGGCGATAAAATGAACCTTGATAAGATTACCATAGCGTGGCTTCTTTTTGTGGCGTTTGTGGGAGGCGTTTTAGGGTTGGCAAGGCGTGAAAACGCAAACACCCTTACCAAAAAAGAGAAGATAAAACATTTCGTTATAGGCGTGGCAACAAGTATGTTTACCGCCTATATAGTGTTTGAGTTTATCTACGGGCACGTGGATAATATAAGAATAGCGGTAGCGGTATCAGGTTTGGCTGCTTGGATGGGAGCGGACGCTCTTTTAGGGTTAGAGAAGATTTTTGTAAATTTAATAAATAGAAAAAAGGACTGAAAAATGGCAAGAGTATTAAGCCGTGTAGGCGTATTGATTGGTTTAGAGAGTGTGCCGGGAGTATACGAAGCTCCAACACAGGTAGTAAAAGTTGAGAATGTAATTACTCCAAATGTTGAGATGGACAATGTGGAGATTCCTAACTTTGGATTTTTAGGCGGCACTAAAGACAGCGTTACAATTGCGGATTGGGGACGAATGAATATAGAGATAACTACATCGCTATATAAGTCGTTATCCTATTATAGTAACTTGTTTGAAATATCAAATCTTAAAAAAACCCCGTTAGAAAATGATGCGGGGTTTGAATTTACGCCTGAAACTCATAAAGCAGCTACAGGAAGTATTGATTTGGTATTGCCCGACCGTAGATTTAAGGCTCAGGGAGCCAAAAGCAGCTTCCAAATGTCAGGAACCGTTGGGGATAAAGTAAATGTAACATTTGGCGTTCAGGCTGCTTTTTTAGAGAGAGTGATAGCTCCCCAAACGCTTGTGGATGTACCAGGAGACGAGCTGATGATTATCCGCAGACTTGGCAGCATGACATTAAACGGGGTCCAGATTAATCTAAGCGAATTTAGTTTCGATATGGGCAACGTTATCAATTATGAGAAATTTACCAATGTTGGGGAATTCCACTTGGCTGACTATGAGCCTAAACTTACCGTAAAAATGAGACTGGAAGACGGGGGATCTGATGGGTTTGACGAACTGATTGCGGGTTCCACAATGGACTTTGTAGCGGAATTTAGGGATTCTAATGGCAATACTGTATGGAAACTTGAAATCCCAAAAGCGAAACTATCCACTCAGCCAACATTTGAGGACTCGGAAGGAATTTTTGTTATTCAGCGTGAATTTAACGCGCTTAGCAACTTGGGTGATGATAACTTTACTCTTACATACTATACACCGGGAGCGTAATATATGTTAAGAACGAAATACAATATAACCCTTGAGATTGACGACGAACAATTTTTTATCGAGGTAAAAGAGCCTTCAAAAACTGAAAAAATAAAACTTGAAAAACATTTGGAAGATAAAACTTCAATTTTCAAAAAACAGATCGAAAACGAAAAAGAGGCAGAGACTCTAACTATTGAGATAGAGGAAGCTGAGGAACTTTTGAATACCAATAAGGAACTATCGCGAGAAAGCGGTATCATCGATAAACTCTCTCTATTATTGGAAAATAAAAAACTAACTTCAAAAATATCCGAGCTTAAAAAACGCCGTTCATCAATAGAAAAGATAGATATAAAAGCTATGAATACAGCGTTTGAAGAGGTCGCAAAAGAAAAGTATGAGATTTTAGTTTCGGGCAATGACAAGGAAAAACTAAAAGAGTATATGAAAAATAACGGCGTTTCATATTCGTTATTATGGGAAGAGATGCAAAAAGAGGTTCTTAAGGCGCACGAAAAAAAATAGCGAACCTCGCAAACTGGGCGGCTTGCGCGGTTAAAAACGGCGAAGCTCCGCCAATAGCGCCCAACAACCCTGAGGCTTACACCTCTCGCGGTATCGCTCTTCTACAGAGCGAGCATGAGGAGTTTTTAGCCTCTCTATTTCTAAGGGCGGTAAGAAGCGAGGAGTATGGCATAAGCCTAAATTTCGCGCTTATAGAGTTATGGTGTAAACGTGAGGAGCAGGACGTTTTGGAAGTTTACGACATATTAATCGCTATGCAAAATAGCGCAAACAAAGAGATAGCAAAAAGATGGAAAAAGAGTTAAAAATAAGAATTTCAGCCAAAGATATGGCAAGTCCTGAGTTCAGAACATTTATCGACTCTGTTAAAGACGCTGATAAAAATATGGAAAACCTTACCGCTATAGAAAATGAGTACACAGAGACGGTTAAAAAGTTAAAAGCCGAGCTAAAAGACGACCCTTTCGGAAAAAAAGCAAACTCTGCTATCATCACCCAAAAAGAGAGCATGCTGAACCAAATAAAAGCCGAGAGAGAAGCATTTGAAAAGTCCATTGAATACCTAAATGCCCAAAAATTAAAAACGGTTGATTTTAAATTCGCTTCAGGCGCGTTATCTGAAAAAGAGTTTGACGCTCAAAGGCTAAATATCCTTAACGACGGCTTTAAAGAGGCGCAAAAAAACGCTGAAAATTTGGGCAAAGAGGTAAACAGAACAAGCGCTCTTACAAACGCTTTTTCAGGAGTTTTAAAAGGAGTCACAATAGCAGCAGCCGCAGCAAGCGCGGCGGCAGGCGGACTTAGTCTATTAATTGTCAAATCCATGAACAGCGCGGAAGCCTTCAGCAACCAAGCAAAAGCGTTAAATACCACAGCTAAAGATTTGCGCGCGCTGCAACACGCAGCAGAACTTAGCGGTGTAAGCGGCGAAAAACTGACAACCGCGTTAGAGACGATGACCCTTCGTCTGGGACAGGCTACAAGCGGAAGCGGCACGGCGTCTAAAGCCCTAAAGCAGCTAAAAATTACAACTGCTGAACTTGATAAGATGAGTACAGCTGAAAAGATAGATTTTTTAACTAAAAAGATAAAAGAGAGCGTTCCCGCCTCGCAGCAGGCTGCGGTAGCAGCAGAACTGTTCGGCTCACAGAGCGCTATGGCTATGATGAGTTTAGAGGGCGACACGATAAAACACGCAACCGAGCAGATAAACAAATTCAGGGTTACCTTAAGCGAGGTAGAATATAAACAGATAGAACAAGCAAACAGCGCGATAAAAGATATAAAACTTGGATTTGAAGCGGCGCAAAATCAGCTTGCGGCTGGTTTCGCTCCCGCAATAAAAGCGATAGCTGACCTGTTAGGAGAGGCAACAAGCGAAAGCGGAATGCTAAAAGAGGGTATTGTGGACTTTGCGGAGTGGGGAACAAAGGCGTTAGGATATGTCGGAAGCGCCGTTGGGTTGCTATATAAAAGCATGTTAGGCTTAAACGCCTTGTTTGAGAAGGCGAGCGGAAATTTTGCGGCATTGCAAGCAGCAGGCGCCGCAAAACAAATTGATGAACTGAATAAGATGACAGATGAACAATACCTTAAAAAAAGAGCAAATCAATACACTATAAACCTCTCACACTATCAAGCAGCAACCAAAAAACAAGAAATCGCTTTTTACGAAGATGTATTAAACGAAAAAATTAAAAAGTTTCAGGAGGCAGACGCCTCACTCGTTAAAACAATAGAAAAAATAGAAAACCTAAACAATTTAAATATCAGAAAAGATTTTGAGGAGAGCGTTGCAAAAAATAGACTTGACGCTGAAACTGCGGTTAAGGCGGAAAAAGAGAAAAAGCAGGCAATAAATGAAACGACTTTTGCGGTCAAAAAACAGTCTGATGAATATGAGCGCTCATATCAAAAGATTACCGAAGCTATCTATAAACTCACCCACACGGACGACGAAAATCGTGAGTATGACTTCCAAAAAGAGATAGAAGCATATAAAAAAGCGGGTATCGCAAAAGTAGATATTGACGCTTATGTAGCCGCGTCAAGAATAAAAAAAGCGCAAGATGAAGCAAAAGAGAGAGAGAAAATTGAAAAAGAGGCGGCTAAAAAAAGAGAGGATGCAGAGCTAAAATATTACCGTCTTATAAATGATAAAGAGGGGCAGAGAAAAATTGAGACTGAGCAGTTTTTGCGTGAACTGGAAGAACTTAATTTAAGCGCCCTGCAAAAAGAGCAGGTAATAGCAAAACGTTCCGCCGATTATGAGTTAGAACAACAGATAGAGCGTTTAACACATTGGGAGAAATATTATAAGGCTGTGGGAGATATGGCAACCGCCAACATCATGAGACAGCAAAGGGAGAGCTTGGAACTCTCTAAGCAGGGCTATGACAAAGAGGAAATATCACAAATCCAAAAAAGCGGCAATTACAACTCCCTATATAATGGTTTGGGCGCAACCGCCTCTTTAGCCTCTGACCTAAAAAACCGCCTAAATCTTATAAACGAGTTCCATACTATGGAGTTAGAACGGATAAAAGAGCATTATGGGCTAACTGAAGCTGAGGCAAGGAGCCACTCTGCCGCAATGGCGGAGATAAAAAGAATGGAGTTTGAGGCAAATGTGGCGACTGCAAGCGCAGGGTTTGGAGTACTGTCAGACTTGGCAAAAATGTATTACGACGCAAGCGGGGGAAAAAGCAAAGAGGCGTTAAGAGCCTATCAGGTATTGGCAGTCGCTCAGGCGATAATGAACACCTATTTAGCCGCAAGCAACGCTTTTGCTTCAGCGGGTAACCCTTATCTTGGCGCTGCAATGGCAGCTCTTGCAATTGCTCAAGGAATGGCTCAAGTAGCCCAAATAAAACAGCAAAAATTCCATAGCGGAGGGTTAGTAGGCGGAAGCAATGACGAAGTCCCAGCGCTATTGCAAAAAGGGGAATATGTTATATCAAGAAAAGGGGTAGACGCATTAGACGCTATCAATAACGGCAATGTCTCAGGCGGGGGCGATATAACAATCATAAATGTCTCAAGCAGAGAGGAAGCTTATGCGATTATGCAAAGCAGACGCGGACGGGCAATAATCAACGAAATAGCGAGTAAATAATGTTAATCGGTAATTCTATAGTTATTCCATATCTCCCTCTTATAAATTATAGCGAGAGCGAAACATTCGCAACCGATATTTTCGCCTCGCAGAACAATACCGAAAAACGTATGAAAATCGTAGAAGTTCCTAAACGTTCCGTCTCTTTAGAGATAACAGTAAAAAATTCTCAGGAATTGCAAGACTTGGAGAGTTTAATATCGTACGCTTCAAGATATACCTGTTATGTGCCTTTGTGGTTTTCGATGATTTTTTCTGAAGATATTATAAATTCCAATATCATTAATTGTGATACCTCATTAAGCGATTTTAGAGCTGATGATTATGTCTTAATCGGCGCAAATGACTACGCAAAAATAACCGCTCTAAACAGCACATCGATAACCATAAACAAAACAGTAAACCTGATAAGCGGCACAAAAATTGTCCCACTGCTTTATGCTACCGTAGACAAGTCAAACTCCTATTCGTTCGTAACAAAAAAAGTGGGCAGTTTCATATTGAATTTTAGGGAGTTAATATAATGACCTATCTAAATTTTGATATTTTTGATATTGTTCCGCTTGTGGATCCGCAGAGCAATACCATAGATAATAACTATTTTTTAGTCGGAAAAGAGGCAAAAAAACAGGAAAAATTCTCTTACGAAGCCCCCTATAGAACCTTCAGTTGGACATATTTTTTGAGAAATTTGGGTGAAGCGAGAGCTTTACGCTCATTTTTTCGCCAAAAATATGGAAGATATGGGAGTTTTTGGCTCCCAAGCTTCAAAAATGATTTCGAATTTATATCTTACGATCCGCAAAATCTAAACTCTATAAAATGTAAGGCGGCAAATAGAGACGTTACGCTTTTTAATATAAAAAGGCATATTTTTATCCCCTCACTTAATTTTGCGGCGAAAGTTACGCTTATAACCGTAGCTAACGGAGTTGAGACCATAACATTGTCAAGCCCTGCGCCAGTTGGGATAACTCCCGACACAACTATAATGAACCTCTTTTTTGTTCGGTTTAACAGTGATAGTTTTAAACTCGAAAAAGCTGAAACAAAATATAAAACAACATTATCTTATATCGAACTGCAAGGAGAGAGCCTATGAGAGAGCTATATGAGTTTAGAATAGGAACTGAAATTTTTAGGTACTGCTCGGGCGAGATAGATATTGTTTTTGGTGGCAACACTTACACTAAGCAGGCAATTACCCGCAATGAGGTAAGCAGGTCATTCGAAAATGAGAGCGCTATAATTGAGCTTCCCTACCATATAGAACCAGCTCCGAGATATAGAGTTATCAACCCAACGCAGAGTGTCAGCGTAAAAATACTAAAAGAGAACGGCGTGGTATTATTCATTGGTAAAATTTTAAGCTGTAACTTCAATATTCAAAAAGGGGTGGCGACATTTAATATTATATCTCTGCAAGGCATGATGAAAACCCAAATCCCCTCACGTACTTACGGCACAGGGTGCAGTTTCAGGCTGTTTGATGCCAATTGTAAGGTGGTTAAAAATAGTTATAAACTGACCATACAAAAAGCCAATATGACTATTTCCAACGATAAAATAAAGATAACAGCTTCAGCACTGAATAGCGATTTTACAGGCGGTTTTATAGAGTTCAACAATGAACAAAACTTCATCGTCTCCCAAAACGGAACAACTATAACGCTTCTCTACCCTATGCAGACTATCGACAGCGCAACATCGGTTAATTTTTACAAGGGGTGCAAAAAGACCTTGACCGCTTGCAGAGCCTTCAGCAATGAAAAAAACTATGGCGGGTTTCCATTCGTCCCCGCCAAAAATCCAATGACGCAAGGGTTATAAAATGTTTCAATTTTTAGTTCTATTCATAGTAACAGCCGTACTTTTAGCGGCTTCCTACTTTTTCACCCCCTCCCCCAAAATGCAAAACGCCAAAAAGGCGGCGTTAAACGAGTTTGATTTCCCCACAAACTCCAATGCGAGGGTAATTCCTGAAATATTCGGACGCTGCGAGGTTCACGGAAATATAATATACTCAGGCGGCATGAAGGCGACCGCTATAAGGATAAAAAGCGGGGGAGACTGGCATACTACAGGCTTTGCCTACTTTTTCGATATGGCTTACGCCTTATGCGGTAGAATCGATAAGTTTGTGAGCTTTAAGATGAACGGCGATATTGTGGCAACGCCAAACCTCACCGTTAACGGCAATTTTACAGCGCGAACAGGCAAAAGCGCCCAAGTGCAAGGAAGCGGCAACGGTAACAGCACCTTATCGGTCTATCTTGGCAATCAAACGACAGCCGATACATACCTATCAGATGTTGCTTCAAGCCCGTTAATCTATAACGGCGTATCATATATAGTATTTAAGCAGGCTTTTATTGGAGATAATACTACGTCAGCTCCCAACTACTCGGCGGTGGTTGAGAGGACAAACCTATTGAGCGGATGGAGCAGCCCCGCTATTAACACTGACGCAAACCCTGCGCACATTCTCTATTATATACTCAATAAATTAGCCTCATACAGCGAAGATATGTTAGATGGTAACTCATTCGCTATTTGCGGAGAGACCTTGTATAACGAGGGGTTGGGTATGAGCTTTGTTATGTCGTCAGAAAATGAGGCTCAAGAGTGGTGCGAGGAGATATTAAGAACTATTGACGCCGCGCTTCAAGTTGATAGAACTACTGGAAAAATTAAGCTAAAACTGATAAGAGACGACTACAACGTTAACAGCTTGCAGATAGCGGACGAAAATGTATGCAGCGATGTAACATTTGAACGCAAATCTTGGGAAGACACCTTTTCGAAAATTACCATTAAATATACAGATAAAAACACATTCCAAGAAGCAAGCATAACAGGAACTAATGATGTAGCCTTAACCAACTTAGGCTATGAAAAAGCACAAACAATTGAGTATATGGGTATAAGCAGCGCGCAAAACGCAAATTTGGTGCTTGACAGACTTTTCCGTAAAATGGCGTATCCGTTAGCCTCTGTTAAGTTTAAGGTCTCTATTTTAGATTTTCCAAGCCTAAATATCGGCGATGTATTACTGTTTTCCAACTCTGCTTTAGGGGTTAATAACCTTGTGATAAGGATATTATCTATCGGAGCCGACAGAGAGGACGAGCAGGTAATGGAGATAGAGGCAACGGAAGATATATTCAGCATAGGAAGTATATTAGTTTCTGGCGCTCAGCCCAATGAGTCAATACCTGAAGATACCTCTATAGGAGAGCTTATCTATTATGATGTGAAAAACGCATATCCGGAGATGACAACCCAAAAAGCGATAGTTCCTCTTGCTGCATATCCTACAGGATTTGTGCAGAGCGTGGAGGCGAGCGAAGCGGACGGTATGAGGGTAGAGGTCGCAAGGTGGTTAAGAGGCAAGGTCAAAAATAGCTACTCTGCAAGCACATCCATTATAATAGATAGAAATGTCGGAATATACATTACTCCGCTCTCACCCGGCTTTGCCAACATTTCAGCCTCAGACGAGGCTTGGCAGCAGTTAAGATACTTTGCGTATATCGGCAATGAGATAGTTGCATACCAATACTGCTCTGCGCAAGTAGACGGAAGCTACTATCTATCTAACATTATAAGAGGAATTGGCGGAACCCCTATAACCGCTCATGCGGCAGACGAGAGCGTATGGCTCTCAAGCGAGAGCTTCAGCGAGATAAGAGTGCTGCCAATAGAGAGCAACACCCCTAATATCACTTTTACGCCTAAAAACTTCGCTCAGTGGGGAACCCCAAAAACTTCAACAGGGGGCTATAACTTTGCCCCCGAAACTCCTTTAACTCCGCAGATTATTTCAAAAAAAAGGTTAAGTCCAAACTTGATAGAGATACAAATATCCCCAAGAGTTAGACAGCGGGGAGCTAACTATAGAATGACAGAGAGGATAAGAGCCGGGGAGGACGAAGGGCTGATGGAAGGGAGAATAAGGGTTAGCTATGACAACTCAAGCGTAACTTACACAGAATTTGACGGAGACCGTATAATCTTCCAAAACACCGCAACAACAGCAAAAAACTATGTTATAAGATGTGAAATGGCTAATTTTATCTCTAATAACATAACTGTTAATATATAAAGGATAAAAAATGGCGGATATAACAACTATAACGCTCAACGCAACGGCGTGGAGAGAGATAATTAACGAAAATTTCAGGCTTCTAAATGAGGAGGAGGACGGAGGGATACCTGTCTATCCGACAGTTCCCGTAAATAAGTTTCAAGATATAATTTTTGTTACAAATGTAGGATTTATGGAGTGGTCAACCTCCGTTTCTCCCAACAAATATGTAAGAAACATTGTAACGGTTCAGGCTGACCTTAACGCCCTTGCGGCAGGAACAAGCCCGCAGCCAAAGATACAGACAGCGGCGTTAAAAGAGCTGTGGATTCCAGACTACTCTACAGCTGTCTACTTAAGCGGCAATAGCGCAAGTTACACCTTTAATTTTACAGCGCCTTACAATTGTATTCTATTTTTTAGCGGTTGGGTATCTATCGGGGGACTGCAAGGCAACCCAATCTTTACCGTCAACGGAACAAGTATAGCAAATATGGCTTTAGACAGTTATTCTTATACCAATCTTAACAGTTGGGATGTAACGGCTAAAAAAGTCTACAATGTAACTCTGCCGCTAAAAAGCGGCGATGTGGTAGTGTTCAACCGTGCTCAAGGTTCAACAACCGTTACAGTTTCTGCATATCATTGCAAAGCAAGACAGCAATAAAAAAAGGAGATAAAAAATGAAATATTGCCAATTAAACGAAGACGGCTCAATATCGCAATTCACCGAAAACGGGGAGATTGCGCAAGAGTTAGGGTTTGAATATTCGACAGAGGAGGAGATGGTTATGGCTTGGGACGGCAAACTTTACGTAGAGAGCCAAATCCCCGAAAAGTCGCAGGAGCAGTTAGAGCTTGAACGCCAAGCGTCCATTCCGTCAGAGATTACAGCGTACCAAGCAAGAGCGGTATTGGACGACTACGGACTTCTTGAGCAGGTTGAAGCGGCAATGCCGCTTTTAAACAAAAAAATTCAAATCGCTTGGGAGTACGCGCTTACATTTAAGCGTAACCACCCGTTCATTCAGTCGTTGATAAGTCAATTCGGTATAACCGAAGCGCAGCTTGATGAGATGTTTATCGCCGGGGCGAACTATGAGTAGAAAGGAGCAAAAAATGAGACAAAAAAAATTAATAATGGAGGTCAAAAATGGCTGAGTTCACAATTAACAGAGTTCCTGACGGAAAAGGCGGTTTTATCTCCCAACCAGTGCATGTGGTAGGAGGAGATATTGGAGGAGGAAGCGGCTCATCATATCAGTTGAGCGGTATATTGCAGGGCAATATTACAGAGCCGATAATAACGCTATCAGAGGTTCTTAATACCACCCTTGACTGCGACAGCGTAAAAATAAGTTACGCATTTCAGGCGGTTATTCAATTAGCTGCCGAAAACGACGGCGATAACGACTATATAAATAACCCTGACGGAGTATATGTAGAGATATGGTTAGACGGTATACTGGTAGCAAGCGAAGTCGCAAGTTATACGGGTTTTGATAATAATCAACTAAAATTTAACGGCGTAAACGGACAAAATCTTATCATCAAAATATTGAAAAATAGTGTTTACACTTACAATGACGTAACTAATTATGACGGACCCGAAATTTTTTCGTATAGAATAGAAAAATATACATCGGGGCAGTAAAAAGATGAAGTTTTTAACGATTTTTTGGGAGTTTTTTAAAGCAATTTTTGCCTTACTGCAAAAGCCAAAAGCGGCAATTACGGTATATCCTATAATCAGTCCCAGCAAAAAAGACCCCAAACAAACAAAATATACGCTAAAACGCGGCTTCAGACTTTTAGGCGTAAAAGTGCCAAAAAACTTTGACACTGACGGCGCAAGCATACCTTCGATGTTTTGGGGACTTGTTGGTCACCCCTTCAGCCCCCCTATAATTGCTTATGCTATAGCTCATGATTATATCTATTTTAGAGCAAAAAAGATACTAAAAAAAGCTCTAAAAATAGAGAACAAAAACCGAAAATATAGGTGGACAAAAACAGCTCTTAAGATATTCGCAGCGGCAGACAAAAGGCTTTACCTCTCTATGAGAGAATGCAACCGAAAATGGAAAGCTATCTGTTTTTATTATGCCGTCAGGCTATATTCAACGCTATATTTTAGTTTATGGAAGGTAAAAATTGCGCCGATATTACGGCGCATAAAAAATAAAAAGAGATAAAATTAATTGGGGCGGGCGCAAAATCAAAGAAGACATCCCACCCCTGACTTTTGAACTGGTAATCACCAAAAGCCGAAAAAATCATATCAAAAAAGTTTTTAAACCCCGTTTAAAAACTTGAAAGAGGCAACCAATGGGTGTTACATCAGGAGTGTTTAGAGTTTTAGACGGTCAGCCGTCTTTTTTAGAAGAGGGTAAAATCCCGTCAAAGTGTGAGATTGATGAGCTTTATCCGCCGTTAGAAAAAAGGCTAAAGGATTATAACTATAATCCCAAAAAAGCTGCGTTTGGCTGGGCGGGCGGCAAATCGTTACTCGCAAACGCCATTATCGCAGAGTTCCCCGAACATAAAACATATGTAGAGGTGTTCGCAGGCGCGCTTAACATATTATATAGGAAGGAGCGCAGCAAAGTAGAAGTTGTAAACGATATATACGGCGAACTTATCAACTTGCATCTTACAATTAAGCGCAGACCGCAGACGTTAAGCTATTATCTGCATAATATGCTTATCTCAAGAGAGATATTTATTAGGCTTTGCAAAAAGAGCTTAACGCCACGAAACGATATAGAGAGGGCTGCGTTCTATTACTATCGCAACCAATTAAGCTATTGCAATTTAGGCGCAACATTCAAGGCAGCAAAAAGACATAAGCCGACCAAAAGCATATATAGAAGTTTCCAGCTATGGTCTAACCGCCTAAAAGGCGTATATATAGAGAAGTTAGACTTCCAAAGATTGATAGAAACTTATGATAGTGAGGAGACTTTATTTTATCTCGACCCGCCGTATTTCGGGACGGAAAAATATTATGAGAGCTGCAAACAGGGAGGTTTTACGATAGCAGAGCATGAGAGACTTGCAAATACCCTAAAAAGCGTAAAAGGCAAGTTTGTGCTTAGTTATAATAATTGCGAAGTTGTTAGAAACCTATATAAAAGCTATAATTTTAAGGAGCTAAAGACCTCTTACGGCCTGCATGCAAGAGAACGCATAAAGGCAGTAGAACTACTTATCACGAACTTTTAAAGGGCTTTTAAACCTTTTAAACCGTCAGAAAAAGCGGTTAAACCCGACCATTTTCGTGAGGTCACGAAAAAGGTTAAAACCACACATTTAAGCCCCTCAAATTTCGAGGGGTTTATCAATTTGTTAATTCCAGAAAAATGATTAAAAATATCCC